CATTACTATTACTAGCTGAACCTTTAAAGTTAGTTTTCTTCCAAAACCATTCTTGTTGTTCTTTATTGTAAACATGACTTGTACGTCGATTGTTTCCGTCGGCATCAATGAACCAACCACTGATGGCTCTATTGCCATCTCCAATCGGAACAGGGTTATATTTGATTCCTTTAGAATCTAGAAAGTCACATACTTGTACAACCTCATCCCAATAATCAACATGAAGCATTACGTTAACTTGTAACCAAAGACTAGTCTGCGCAATTTCAACAATATTTTTTAAAACACGGTCTTTTAATTTTTTATCTGCTTCTGGGTGATAACTAATTGAAAGACCAAATAATGTATCAAGCACAGTGTCCATACGCTTATAATGCCAAGTGCCGTTAGTAGTTAAACTTAGTCTCCAGCGATCATCGATAGTTTTAATCTCTTTAATTAATTTCCAAAAGTTAGGATTGTTAGTTGGTTCACCACCAGTGAAATCAATGCCAGGATCGTACACTGGATTCGCACGATGAGCTGTATAAGTTTCATACCACTCTTTTGCAAAATGAAAAGTCTTTAAAAGTTCATCTAAACTAGAATGTTTGCTATAATTAGTATGTCTGGTTGCATCACAATATGTACAGTCGTAGTTACATCTACGTCCAGTATCCCATGTAATCATCATACTAGATTGAACTTTTTCGTTGATTGCTGTTGTCTTTATCATTACTGACCTTTTTTTAATTGTATATTATTGTATATCGATAGCAGATTTAATGTAATTAAATACTAGTTCATTTTTTAATTTATTGGATAAATGATTGGGAGCTGTATCATTAAAGATATCATCTAAAGGGTTATCCATCATACACACCGACATTAACGACGGCCTAACTTCAACACCATTTTTCCAAGTATAATAATATTCAAGATTACTTGCGTTAAATCCTGCCGTATTCCATTCTTTTGGTTTTCCAAACGACCACAGATGTACAATTTTAGTTTTAGTTGGTAGTTTAGGTAACACGTTATTATCAACATGTTCTAATAATGCTACATATTGTAATTCTAAAAATTCCTGATCATTTAAGTATGTAAAATAATCTCGAGCTGAATCCCATACCTTAGATCGTTCAGTATTAGTTTGTACCGATGCGTAATTTAAATTTCTAATAGTTCGATGAAATAATCTACCTGGATCAGTCCATGCAAAAACACAAATATCAGGAACCTTGTTTTTTTGAATGAATGGTTTTAATTGCAACAAAATAAGATCGCCAATAGAACTACCGCCAGTTCCCAAATTTACAATTTTAGCATTATAATAATCAGAAAGCATTGAGGTATAAGTTTTGTAGTTAAACGACAATGAATATCGACTAGCACAAAAGCTATCACCAAAAAATCCAATAGTACGTTTCACAATTTTTCCTTAGTTAACGGTATGTCTGCCGCGCAGGTACAGAAATTACGGTTGCACGTAACTGGTTCGCTAGGAACAACAAAGTTATCTTCATAAATATTGCCTAGACTACCACCAACTCTACAAGTTGCCCTGTGTACATCTCCATCCCAATTTATCATCAGGCTTTCTATACCTGCGTTGCAAGTCCAACCATTGTATTTGTTTAAATGCAATTTAATTACATCGTTGGCATGTATTAATTGCGTGTCATCTATTATTGTATTTGGCTGAACTGTTGCATCTTGTTCTTTTAACCAATTTAAGTCATTTGCATTATATCGAAGATCGTCAAATAAATCGTGATCACCCTTAGTCCATCGTATACGTCTAACAGTACTAGGAATTTCTGCTAGCAAACACTTTGCTCGTAATTGTAATACAGCGTCCATATAATTGTGATGAGCCATAATTTGTGCTATTACATTTATCTTAGTAATGTCAACAACACTTTCTATAGTGTTAAAAACACGTTTCCAGTCATACTCTAGATGTATGCTGAATACATATTGATCTACTGGAAGACTAGCATAGAATTCGTACGGTAATGTGCCGTTAGTTGTTACACTAATCCAACTAATGCCTACATGTTTACAGTATCTTACTAATTCTAGGAACTTAGGATGAACGCATGGTTCACCGCCTGTAAAACTTAAACGTATAGATTTGCCTAATGTTACTAATTTATCTACAGTACGTTTAAGTATTTCTATATCAGTATGTGGACTTGAGTTGTCGTGTATACTACTTGGACAATAACTACAATCATAGTTACAACGTTTGCCGATGTTCCATTCGATCTTAATACTATTCTGGTGCGGCCACCTACTTGTAACTTTATACATATGGCCTAAACTCTGGAATTACATCAAACAAACTTTGATTGCGTGTGGCATCTAAAGCTAGATTAAACTCTAAAAAGTCTCTCCATAGATTATGCTGATCTTTTGCTTGAAGATAGTTAATATTATCTTGTATTTGTTGATGTGTAACTGTTCTTAGTAAAGGATTTTTCTTAACTGCTTCCCATTCATCTACTTGAGACTTAACTGCTAACAATTTAGTAATAGCTAATGCTTTTAAATCGTTAGGCAATACCTGTGCTGATAAGCAATTAGGGTAGCTTACGCGATGACTATAAAATACTATGTCCATTTTGTTAATAAAATAATCAATACATTCTGCGGCTTGTAGTATGTTACCAGCCTGTGCTGTAAATGCACCAACTACACGACTTACATTTGGAATCTTTTTTATCTCTTTAATGTTTCTTTCAACGTCATTAAAGTTACCGTTACCACGTATGTAATTGTAAATATCGTGAATGCCGTCAATGCTGACATTAACGGCAACACTTCTAAAATGTGGCCAATAATCATGTATAGTCCTTCCTTTGCTTATGCCTAATGTTGTGCCATTAGTGGCATATTTAATTTCTATATTCTTACCATATGGTTTAAGCATATCAAGTATTTTGTAATGCTGCGGATCCATTAGTGGTTCTCCGCCTGCAAACTCAACTCGTTTAAAATGTGGAATTAATTTTTCAAAACTTGTCCACCAATTATCTGTGTCGTCAAATGGTCCAATATATTGACCTGGTGTTTTAACAAGACTTTCTATAGTAGGTACAAGATAGTTATTTTCTTTTTTATAAAATGGAACAACCTCATTCCAATCTTTCCAGTTAGTGCTATCTAGCGGATTGCACATACGACATTTTAAATTACATAAATTATTAAGTTTAATTTCCATTGTAGGAAATTCAAAAGGCATTATTTCTTGTAGCGGTGTATTAGGATATAAGTTAATACGTGCTTCAGGTATAACACCATTAATGTGACGTTGTCGTAAACTTTCTACACCTTGATCTTCTAAATCAAAACAGGGTTTACAAACTTCAGGACGTTCTCCGCACAATACTTGCTTGCGAACAAGTTGCATATTGTCACTATTCCACACCTCTTCTAAACTTTGATTTTGTATCCAGCCAATAGGTTGGCTCCGGCAGCAAATTTTAATTGCACCATCTTCGCGTGTTGCTAACCCTGTAAAAGGGTGCATACAAAATGTTTCACTTTTCATTTATAATCTTATAAAGTTTTTCTGCGGCAATACTGTGTGAAATAGGACCAGGATGACTGTTATCGCTTGCTAAATCAACAATGTTTAAAATATTACTATACAGAGTATTTTTACCAACAAATTTAGGTATACTTCCAAGATACTGTCCGGCAACAGAATCTAATATCTTATCCAATATAGAATCTGCATAAGACGGAGCCCAAAAATTACAATGTTTAATGCCTATACTATTCATATATAACTCTGCGTGATGTATATAAATTCCTGCTCTCACATTATTATCATAATTGCTATGTAGCTCAGTCCATTTTTTAAATAACGTACTATCTCTGCCTGGCGAAATTCTTATATCTGGCAATAATTTATTAAACACTATATCTCTATGACAATATGTCCATCCTACAACAACTATATCATCTTCTTTAAATTTAAACGATAATATGTTATTAAGTATTTCAAGATTACTACTTCCTGGAATACTTTTATTAACTACAGTCCGTTTAATAAGTTTACCTAAAACTACAGGCCATGCTTGTGATGAATCTGTTAGTCCGTAACCAGATGTAAACGAACACCCGAATGTTATAAGCCTTGACACTCTAATGCCCACTCACGTTCTTTACACCAGAAACAATTACCGCATACAGGAACATATTGTCCTGGTGTATATGTTGTATAATCTATATCTTCAAATTCGCCCTCACAACTACGAGTTAATTTTAAAAGGTCTTCAATGTTGTTTTTAAAATACTGTTTTATTATCCAGTCTTTCATAGTATACACGAAAGGATGATAAATGTCAATACCCATATGTTTCATATGAATGGGTAACACGCCTTCATCTCTTTCTTTTAAAGCTCCTACTATATCTATATTTGGATTTTTAGTTACAGCAGAAAACCAAGCATCTAATTTATATGTATGAATTATGAATTCGTTATGGGCCCTAAGTATTATCCTATTACCTGGTTTAGTTTGTCCGTATTCGTCTTTAATATAGGTAGTATTTGGTTCTTCTAATTCTGGCGGAATAAACCCTTCGTGTCTTACAAATTTATTTTTTGGAAAACGCTTTTCTAACCATTTAAACACTTCCAAACTATTATGTCGTTGCCATGGTCGATTTTTCCAACATCTTACTTGACTAACAATATGTATTTCTGCATCTGTTCTAAGACAAATTAGATAAGCAAGAAGTGCGCTATCAGCACCACCACTTAGACTTATTCCAATTTTTTGCCACGCAGGATTTATATAAAGTTCCATGTTAATATTTACCAGGATAACTGCGCACTTAATTTAGAAGCGGTAAATATTATTATGCTAGTAAAAACGACAATAACAGTACCTTCTGATCTACTATTAATTGCAGAAACAAAGTCTTTTGATGTGATGAAAACTACATTAAATGAGCCGACGGGCGATCTATTTTATGATCCTTGGACATTAAAACAAGAATTTATTGGATCTGTATGGGAAAAACTAATTGAGCCTCTAGGCCCTAACATAGGTGAGGTTAGAATTATTGTATTAGATTCACCAAGTGCTTATACACAACATGCTGATATTGACGATAGATATCATTTAAACATTACAGGGGACGGTAGTTACTTGTTGGACCTCAATGATTTAAAAATATATCCTTTAATTAATGATGGCATATGGTATATAATGAATGCTGGTAAACTACACACAGCAATCGCTGTTGGAAAGAAATACAGAATTCAATTAGTTGTTAGAAAATTATTAACTCATTCTGTATTAGTAGATCCAATTAATGTTAAATTAACACAAATTGATCCAAACTCAAGATATGACTTTGATAATTCTATAAGTAGTTGGTTAAATCAAGCAGTTAAAAGAAGTATTTTAGACAACTTTAGAATAGAAGGTAATAGTGCGTTATTTGCAGTTGAACATAAGTGTTTGCATGAGTTACTAACAATAGTACCATCAACTATAAAGATTTATATGAATTGATATGCAGTGGACACCTTATTTAAAACTTAATGAAGAAGGTATTTCTAGTATGGCTCAGCAAACCTATGAGCCATTAATAAGTAGTGACGGAAAAATTTTCTGCAAAAACTACAGTTGGCCAAATAACTATCAGTTCATGTATGAAAAAGAAAGACCGCTTTATACCAAAGAAGTCGTAGATTGGTTTTTTTCTAATGAATTATATTGGATAGAATATTTTAAAGATAGTGCATATGCACCTGAAGTAACTGATATTGATTTAATCAATAAGAAAATATACATTAAGTGGTACGGCGAAAGCTGTAATCAAATTATATACAGCGGAAAATTTTGGCCACAGCAAGAATGGCGTAAACAAATAAAAGATATAATTATTGATCAATATTCTAAAGGAGTTTATAAATTAACAATGTATCCTCATTGTCATTATATTGATAATAACAACAATATGAGAGCAATAGATTGGTATGGATGTGTACCGGTCAATGAACCTTATATACAGGAAAAATTTATGCAAGGTATTATACACGAAACTGCAAAATTTAGATTAGATGAAACTGGATCTTCAATTAATAATTTATTAAATTTAGAAACTATGTTCAAACGTAGTTTAAACACACATGTAATGTGGGGTAATCAAAATATGAATTACATTTACAAGGAGATTTTTAATGCCTAAAAGAGTAGGAACAACACAGGGCTTAATTGACTGGGATAAAGTTGTTGCTGATATTCAACATCATGTTGGTGATCATAATACTGTTACTAGTGTAGTGGATCGCAGCGAAGCAGAAGCAGTAGACGACCAAGAATTACTAAGCTCTTATAGAGAAGTAATTGGTACTTGGGAAAAAGCTGGTTACGATTTAAAACAAATAGAATGGTGGGACTATTATCCAGGGCAACACTTTGATATAGAAGTACAACAGGTGTTTGAACGTATGTTTAATATAAAACCTCGACGAGTGTTTATAAGCAAAGTAATGCCAGGTAACATGGTTCCTTATCACTGGGACGTCGAGGATCATGAAAAGGAATGGTTAAAAGAAGGTACATTAGTGCGCTACGTTTGTTTTATAGACCCTCCAAAATTTGGTCACGTAATGATTTTAGAAGACAAGGCCTTTCATAATATTAAACGTGGAGAAATATATCAGTGGGATAATTATCGATCCCATCACGCAGGTGTTAATGGCGGCGAAGGACCGCAATATCTATTTCATTTTTTAGGATCGTTAAATGATTAAATTTTTAGGTAACTCTAGCGATATAATTAACTGGGACGAAGTTATAGCCGGACTAGAAAAATGTGGTCACGAAAGTCATCCAGGCCCGTTTACTGGGCCAAGTCACAAAGAAGGTGATGATATTCCTAAGTTAAATGAAGTTATTGAGTTATGGAAGCAAAATGGATACAAAGCCGTAGAAGAAGGTGGTACTGTGCAATGGGATATGTTTTTTCCCGGTGTACACTTTGATCAGAGTGTAGTAGATGCATTTTGTAAAAAGTATAGTATTGAAAAGTATGACTCTGCGTGGATTAGTCGAGTGTGGCCAGGCCGCTTTGCCCCAATACACTGGGACGTAAACGACAACGAGGAATACTACCTGTCTATTCCAGATAGATTAAGATGGCATGCTCATATTAGCAAGCCAGCATTTGGTCATGTATTTGTAGTAGATGATGAAATACTGTATAGTAAAGAACAAGGTGACGTATTTCAGTGGGATAGTCGAAGGTTATGGCACTCGGGTATGAACTGCGGCTTAGTACCAAAATATTTATTTAACATATGGTGATAAAATGGAAAAAGGTATAGTTACATGGTTTAATGATGCTAAAGGCTTTGGATTTGTTAGAACAGATCAAGGTGACGAAATAATCTGTGACAAGCGACACTTAATTACAGAACCAAAGACTATGAAGGAACTACAACAAATTTCTTTTGAGCGTGTAACTGTAAATGGCAGAGATCACGCAACTGTTATTTCTGTTATACGTGATGATGCTATAGCTAAACCCATTCTTACTATGAAAAACTGCAAAGTATATTCTATGATGCCGTTCATAGCTGTATTTGAAGATGTAGTATCTATTGATATGTGTAACGAAATAATAAACAAACATGTCTTAGATGGTATGAATCCTAATAGTGGCGGTCAATCAAGACAAGAAAGCTACACTCAAGTAACTGAAGATGTTGAAAATCGAGGAATTAGCCTAGGTATGGATCCGCATCATTACAACATTATTGCTAGAACTATCGTAGATAACATTGGTATACCTTATTCGTATATAGAAGCGATCGACATATACAATTATGAAGTAGGACAGTTCTTAGATCTACATCACGATTACCCTTATGATCCTACGCAGATTAATTATTACAGTCACGGTGGTGATAGAGTTGGTACAGGTATTTTATATTTAAACGATAACTTTGACGGCGGCATTACTAGTTTCCCTAAATTAGATGTACACATTAAACCAAAAACTGGTTCAATGTTATATTTTAAACAAGGATACGAGGACGAAGCTATAAATTGGTCAACAATTCATGAAAGTACACTAATAACCAAAGGTACTAAATGGGTAGCTAGTTGTTTTTTTAGTGCTAGTGAACGAATTGGATTTACTGACAGAGAAGATTTTGTTCCTCAGGAAAATCCTCAACTACGTAACGAATTTTATGTTAAGAAGTTTATGGACATACAAAGGGGTAATATTCAACTTTATAGAAAATTAAAAAATCTTGAAACCAGTCCATTAAGAACAAAAGTTGAAGAAGTGTTAGGTATAGACTTTTTTAAAAATATAGATGATTTAGTTAAATGAAAGTCGGTATTACTGGAACTACTCGCGGACTTGGCCAAGCACTACACGACCATTTTGTTAACAAAGGTCATCATGTTATAGCCTTTAATAGAGGATCAGACATTGGTGACGCAGTTGGTTGTGACTTGCTTATTAATAACGCCTATGGTATACAAATGGATATACTTAATCAGTTGTACACAAGTGTTGGCAAAATGGTTGTTATGGGCAGTATAGTTACAGACTTTCCTGATGTAGAAATGCCAGACTATACACAGCAAAAAACAAAATTAGAAGAACGTGTACTAGATCTTAAAAGTCCGAACGTAGTTCTATTAAAACTATCTAGTACTGCCTACAACGATTCGCAAATCGTAATCAATGCTATTGAGTATTGGCTGGCAAATCCATTAGTTAATGTTATATCGTTCAGAGCAACCGGAGGTCCTAATAGATGACAAAGAAAATAATTATAACAGGCCATACACATGGTATAGGTAAAGCAATATATGATAAGTTTACAGAAATAAGTTGCCACGAGATTATAGGAATGAGTCGTAGCAACGGTTACGATATTGATAAAGACTTTGACAAGATAGTTGCTGAAGCGGAAGGATGTGAGTTGTTTATCAATAATGCTTACCGTGATCAGCAACAGACTAAACTAGTTAATGCTCTTAAAGACAAAGTAGATATGATGGTAGTTATGGGAAGTGTTAGTAGATTCTACCCTGAACTTATACCTACGCAATATGTACATGATAAACAAGAACTAGCAGAAACTTGTAGACTAATAAGTTTGAATCCAGATGGTATTCCTTTATTACATTTAGACTTAGGATTTTTAGAAGGTACAGCAGTAGATAATGCTGACCCAACTGCGTTTGTTAGCGACTACAATACTAAATTAGACGATATTGTTGATACAATTATATTCTGGGCGCAAAAGCCTAGCATTAGGCAAATTGAATTTAGATGGAAATTAACTCCACATGTATTAGCAGAATTAAATCGTATCAATCCTAACCTAGATCCATCTAGGATACAGTTCTAAATTAGCAAGAAATCGATCTGGATATATTCGCCAGACAGTTTGATCAGTATTGCGATAATTCATTTCGCACACACGTTCTACAATCCCTAGTTTAGCAAGTGTAGGAAAATAATGTCTATGTACTAGACGTTGACTTGCTACAACACTTTCATTGCTTGTAGCATACAAATCCCCCTTTGCCCAGTTAATACATGCAGGGAGTAAAAACTGATCTGTTAAGTTTTGATGTTCAGCAATTAATTTCTTAGCTGTAATCAATCCAGTGTTTAAATTAGCCTCAGCAAGTGTACAGGTACGTGCTAGTACACGATAAGCGTTAGGCCCCATGATATTAAAACTATGTGCAGCTACACTTCCAATAGCACGATCATTTTGATATAGAATCCATGCTGCCCACTCTGGTTCATTTTGAAAACAGTCAATCATTACTTTTTGATTACTATTGTTTTCAAACCCCCTACGTTTTGCATTAGAATAGAATTCGGTTAAGTCTAATTCTTCTGACCATGGAACAATTTTAAACATATAATTTTTTACATTCATCCATAAAGTCTGAAGGAAAATTTGTTTTAAAACTTTCAAATGCTAGTAACTGTATATCTTTAAAAGGAGTTGGCATATTTACGTCTATACCCGCAGCAGTCATTTTAGGTAGCAAGTCCTTTTGTCTATCTTCGCTGATGTGACTCATCACACTACGTAAACTAATTTGCTGATCAAGGTCTCGATAACAGAAAAAATAATTGATACTTTTAAGCTGACCGTTAACAACAAAATAACTACTGGGATGTAAACTATATTTGTATATTCCTAATGACGTATGCGCCTTAAATATTTCCAACATTTGTTCACGCCAATTGGGTAGTAC